ATAGAATCGGTTGTTAACACTCTAGTAATTGTAATTGAACTATAAGTTTGATATACTGAATCTGGAGTATATGCCATTGGTTTATAATGCCAATTTATATACAAATAACCTATTGACGAGGGGTCAAAGTTAAAAGTAATAGTATTACTAGTAACTGTATTTGTTGGCACGTTAACAACTTGTGGTGTTGACTGAGGTGCAGGTGTTGGTTGTGTTTTGCTCTTATTACAAGATATTAATAAGGCTGTCGAAAGTATTAAAATTGTTTTTTTCATGTTGTAAATTTAGGTTTTTATTTTATATTATAAGTTATTTTAATTAATTGTAACCAAGTATATTTAACATCCCCTACCCAAACATCCACATCCTTAGTAGGCAGTGAATGTGTTTTAAGGTAGTTTTTAATTATTTGGTAGGCTAATTGTTGGGTCATATTTAAAATGGATCTATTTCGTTTTTACCGTTGTTTGTAATTATATCAAGTGGGCTTGTTAAAAAGTTATTATTTTGTTGAAGTTCCTTTGGTTTATTAGATTGAATCCAACTATCATTATTTGGCATTCCTTTGTAATATCTACCGTTTGTTTTATCCCAAGCTAATTGGCAGCATCCAGTTTGTCCCCAATGTTTAAACTTTACCTTTTGGATATAAACCTCAGTAGTAAAGTTTTCATAATCCCTGTAAACTGTTATTCCATTTGCAGCCTTATTGTAAAAGTTAGCAGAGCCACTTATGGAATAAAGGTTTGGTATCTCAAATTTTCCAGTTGCTTTGTCTTTTTGTATCTTAGTTGGGTGAGCAACTAAAAAGCAATGTACGCTATTCTTTTCACAAAATGTAACTATTTTATCTAATTGTTCAGAAATATATTTAGTTTCGTTTGTACTGTAATTGTGTTCTAACTTATTCCAAGCGTCAATCACAAAAGCCTTAACTCCTTTTTTACGGACTAGACTTTTAACGGCTGTTAAAATATTGTCAAGTGTAAAGTTTTCTGCAGGATTAACAAAGTAAAAAACGTCTTTTAAATATTCTATTGTAGTTGTAAGATCTAAAGGTGACATTCTATTTTGCCCGTCAAATGGTTTGCCTATAATCTTTTCAGCTAACTTACTAAAGTGTAATTGTAATGGGTGGTTTTCTGGTGAGTATAAAGCAAACTTCCAATCGTGTGAAATATTTAAACGGCACATTAAAAAGTCTAAAAACTCACTTTTACCATGACAGGGTATTCCTGTAATTACTGTTAAGTAACCCGGCTGAAACTTTAAAAACATATCAAACTCATGCATCCCAATACCAAAGCCACTTGGTAAACCATTATTGTAATAGTCCCATATTGAATCTTGAATATCAATAGCATTAAAAACCCCCTCGATTGGGTATTCTTTTGCAGCTTCAATAGATTCAGTTACCCCAATAATTCCGTATTTAATTAGGCAGTCGTTGGCATCTTTACAATCTTTAAAGGTAATGGTACTGCAATTTTCGTAACCTAAACGTCTGGCTAATTCATCCTTTAAACGATTACCTACCTTGTCATTGTCTAATGCTAACAAAAACCTGCAATCCTCTACAAAATAATCTATGCAATTATCTAGGTAGTCCATGTTAATTTTGCCTTTATCGTTGCAACCATTTGGTACTGATATAACGTTTTTAAAACCACTTTGAGCCATTGCTAAAACGTCCATTTCACCCTCAACAATTATTATCACATTGTTGTTAATTGTGGCATCGAGGTTGTAAAATATCATTTCACCATCTTTGAATAGTTTAAAGTTTTTAGCACCATCCCGGTATTTAACATTTACGAGCTCACCAAACTTAAAGTAATTAAACTGTATGGTGTTAACTGAATTTTGCGTCTGTGGCATCCATTCAGCCCCCTCAGTAACTTTAAATTCATTTAATATACTTTGTGTGATCTTTCTACTTTCAAACCATTTAACGGCATTATTTGATAATTCTGTTTTATTGTTCCAAATTGGCTTTTTGTATTCGGTTTTAACTTCTATTGGTTTATGTTCTTTTGAAACTAAAACAATACCGCAATGGTTACATTTTCCTGCGTTCTTTTGTAGATTAAAACTAAAACACTTATTAGTTTTCTTTTTACGGTGAGGTGAACATTCTGGGCAGGTCATTTGATTTTCACCGTTTTTAGTAACCTCGATGGTATATTCTTTTTTGTCTATTGGGTTAATTACTATCATAATTCATGTTGCTCCTTCCAGTAACCAGTTAGCTTTTTAGCCTTTAGTTCGTCTTCTGTAAATAAAAACTTATGTTTACCTTGTGGCGAAGTTAGTAAATATTCTTTCTTTTCGCCAACTATTCCAAGTTTAGAAAACCAATTTTTAAAATGAGTGCAAAAAGATATGTAGTCAGGATATTCTAAATTCATTTTTAATTTAAAATCTTCTAACTTATTTAACACTTGTTCTTTGGTTACTTTTTGCCTATTGCAAATATCTTCAAGGTAGGATGAATTTTTAAAATCTTCAAAATAAATATCTATTAATTTTATTTTACTTTCTATTTCTTTTCCTTTCTCTTTCTTTTCTATTTGCTTCGGGGTAGGCTTCGTGTTTTTTTCGTCAAGGCTTCTAAAAGGCTTCGGGGTAGGCTTACTATAAGGCTTCGGGGTAGGCTTACTTTTCTTACCCCCATTACTACCTCCACGTACCAATTTTAAACGGCTTTCGCAGCTTGGTATAAATAAAATATTATCTATAATTTCTACTAAATTTAGGGTAATTAATTTACATAAAATAAAGTCTAAATCTTCTTTTGATACACAAAATTTACGAATCCAAACATCTTTTTTAATTTCAGTAGTATTATCATTCAACATAGCAAGGTCTATAAATTCTCTGTATAAACCACGTTCTGTTAAATTTAATTCAAACACACTTTCTGAATTACCCCAATCTTTTGGGTACCAAGTATAACCTAATTTAGACATTTTTTTCTTCATTTAAGATTAACTCTCCGCCACCTTTAATAAATTTTAATGTTCTTTTAAAGACAAAAATTAAATGTGTTACTCATAGTATTCCAAAGATAAATGGAACTACTGACAATCTTTTTAAATATTTCATAATGTTTTTAAATGCAAAAACCTCCAAACTTCGAGCTAGCAGACTCTCAGAATGAAGGTTTTCAAGTAATATTTTTACTAGTTGCTGCTAGACAACATTGCAAATATAAACAATTAAGTTTGATTTTGCAAATTTTTCTTTATCTCAATGTTAATATTATGATAAATATCAGTAATTGAATTTAGATAGTCTTCGTTGATCATGTTCTTATTTTCCATTTCTGCCAACAGTTTAAAACCTTGCTTTTGCCAAATGTTAAAGTCTTGTTTCATTTTCTGTTTATAGTGGTTTGTAAGTACAGTAGATTGCTCTACCGTACTTTTTAACAATGCCATTAATATGTGAGTGTCTGCTTTCATTATAATAAAGTTAAAATAGTGTTTTTTTCTTCTGCAAATGCTTTGTGGTTACTTGCATTGATTTTAAAATAACTTTCTTTTAATTCAATTGATATGCTTTTACGATTCATTTTTAAAGCAGTACACCCCTCACTTCCAATACCTCCAAATGGACTTAAAACAGTTTCGCCTTCATTAGAATATAAATGTAGGATTCTTTCAATTGTATCTAATTGTAAAGGGCAAATATGCTTTTCATCATTACCATCTCTACCAGAACGATATTGTAAAGTTCTGCTATAATCAATATCCATCCAAACAGGACTAGCATATTTTTGCCATAAATCTACAGGTAAATAATTGCCTAATGTTTCATCTTTATCCTGGTGTGTAATTGGTACTTCATTAACACCTTCATTTCTAAAAAACAAAACATAATCAGGAATACCAACCCTACTCATAACGCTATCTTTTTTAATTGTTTTATGTAACAATCCTAATGCTTTAGTTCTTTGCATTTCAGTAACGGGATTCTTCCACAATGTAACCTTAGCATGATAAATAAATCCGTTATCTTGAAACCAATTTATAAGCATTCCGCTAAAATCTCTTAATCCAATATAACCCTCTTTACCTTTTTGAATAGGCAAATCCATACAATGAATAGCGCAAATACGACCAGCCTTTAAAGTTCTTTTTAACTCAGGTATTAAATATCCAAAGTGGTTTTCAAACTGTTTATAATTAGATACGTTACCCATATCTTCTTCCTTATCGCTATAAACATAAAGCTCTGCAAATGGAGGGCTAAATACTATTATATCGGCACAATTATCTGGCAGGTTTTTTGTTTCTGCTACACAGTCTCCATTAATTAAATGGTAATCTTTTGTTTTAACTTCTTTATTCATAATTTTTACTTTTGATTTTTGGGTTTTATAATTTGTTTCTGCTGAGTATTTAGCCATTTCACTAATTCTTTCAAAGTGTTGCTTTTCTTTTGATAGTATTGTTTGTCTAACATTTACTTGAGATTCTGGTATTAAAATATGAACGGTAACTTTATTCTTTTGACCAAAACGATAGCAACGTCTAACAGCTTGGTAAAATGCTTCAAACTTAAAATCATAAGACATAAAAACCATTTGATGGCATTGTTGATAGTTCATTCCAAAACTAGCGATTGATGTTTTTGTTATCAATGTTTTAAATTCATTCTTAGCAAATCCATTTAAATACTTTGCTTTATATTCAGGAGTATTAGAACCTTGTACATTTATACTTCCTTCTAAATGTTTTGCAATTGTATCTGTTTCGTTATTTTTTAACCCCCAAACAATCCATTGGTCATTATTAGAATTAACTAATTCAACTGCTTTTTGTAAACGTAAATCAAATGAACGGTTTAAATCTTTGTGTAAGTCGGTAGCAGAAACAGCCACATCTCCAAATAGATTTTCTGTTTTATTTTCAACTGAAATTATATGCTCGATATATTCTATTTCTGGCAAATCATAACCTTTGCTATCAAAACCTAAACTTTTAGGATTATCAATTGCCATTGACCAGCTACTAACATATTTCCAAAATGGATCTTGAGCGTGTTTTCTTAAACGCCATTTAGAAGTTTCGCCACCATCATGAACAAAGAACATTGCCAACATTTCTAAATAAGACATTGCCCCTAAAAACTCACTATGCTGCCCTAATTCCATATGGTCATTAGGTGATGGCGTTGCAGTACAACAAAGTTTATAAGGCGTTGTTTTAAAACTATCAATTATTAGATTAGATAATTTACCATCCTTACCTTTTAAAATACTAGATTCATCTAAAACAATACCACTAAATATAGAGCAGTCTATGTTTTTTAATTGGTCGTAATTGCAAATAAATATAGATGGCTCATTAAAGCATGGCGTATTTTCAAAGTCATATTTGAAAATTTCAATCCCAAACTTTGAGCCTTCATTTATTGTTTGCTCAACAATTGCCAAAGGTGCTAAAATCAATACAGGCGCATTTGTAAAGATTGATACTTGTTTAGACCATTCTAATTGACTAAACGTTTTACCTAAACCACAATCAAAAAAGAATGCAAACCTGCCTTTAAATAAGGCTGTTTTAATTCCAAACTTTTGAAAGTCTTTTAGTAACGGATTTAAATCCGACTCATTAATTTCAAAGCCACTTTCTAAAAATGTCTTTCGTTTTGTTTCTAAAAATTTATTGTATTCCATTTTTTAAATTAAAAAACCCTACACCCCTCGAGTGTGCGCTCTCAGGGAATAGGGTTAATATCTTAGTTAATTTAGATGGTTCGCACAAACCTTAACTTCGACAAAAATAAATAATTGTTTTGTAATAAAAAAATTTATTTTGTTAAATGTTCAATTTTAAATGTAAAAAATTCTTTACCTTTTGGCACAATCTCAATATCCACAAGCCCTCTACGGATTAATTTATCATTAAAATTATATTTTTCAGCTATACAATCTTGGGTTGTTTTTATGCAATTATCCCAATCTGAACTTACAGAACTAAAACCAAATACAAAGTGAATGAAATAAGGTGGTAAAGGTAAAACGTAATTAGATGGTAACAGTTTAGCAACATTCTCTTTATACCATTGATACTTAACTGTTCTAAATTTCCTACCTTTGTAAGCCTCATTGATTGATAGTGGTTTTATTAAAATCTTAATCATTGTGCAAAGTTAATAAATTTTAGTTATATTTACACAAAAAACCAACTTATGGCAAAATCTAATGTAGGTAAAGCGGAACTAAACAACAATGTTAGATACAGACTTACCGACGACGAAGAAAGTTTGCTAATGAAATATAGAACACAAAAATCTAAACTTGACGAAGAATGTCATGCAGCAGGAATAGACCCCAACGAAGTAAAACATTATTGGTATAAAAGCGAGTTATTCTCAATATTTGCAAAGCCTAAAGAAAAAAGTTTAGAAGATTTAAAAGCAAATATTATTAAGGATATGGATAAACATTCACCTAAATATCCTGTAATTAAAAGAACTAAATTAAAAGACTGCCATTGTTTAGTTATAGATCCGGCAGATATACACATAGGTAAACTAGCAACCGAATATGAATCAGGCGATAATTACAATTCAAATATAGCAGTTAAAAGAGTACATGAAGGAATAGATAAAATAATTCAAAGACTTGAATCATTC